AAGGACTGACAATGTAGAAGGAGCACAGACTTTGGCCTGCACGGCTGGAGCCTGCGAACTACCGTGAACTTTATCCTACAGTTCAGGCTCGGTATCGGCTTCGACATCGAGCACAATGAGATCAATCGGTACTGTATGCTAGACGAGGAAGGCAAAGAAGAAGTTGTTTGCTTTGTCGGTCTAATCATAAAGATACCGTTCATTGAAATCCTGATCGGAGATTTCTTCACGGAATAAAAAAAGCCCCTGCAAGGTTCCATTTAAGGTTCCTTGACAGGGGCTTAATTATTTCAACAGCAGGCTTTCTGCCTGTCTCCTTCTAGTCAATCCTCTGAGCACTCTACCGGCTGCTTTGTCCCACTTGAGACACTCCAGCGCAGCCTCTTCCCAGTTCTTCTCGTTGATCCTCTTCCTGAAGGTACTGATACGAAGGTTACCCAGTCCACAGTTGTAGGCCCATGACAGAACAGCAGCCTGTCGCCTGGTTGGCTCATCCTTCAGACCGGGGCAGAGCTTCATCACACCCACATAGAAGTACTCCATGTGCTCGTCTAAGCCCTTCTCGCACTGCTCCATAGTCCAGATTGTGTCTGGATTGATGTCAGGGCCAGTAGAGCCATAGCCGATAGTCCACGGGTGTCCGCCTGTGCCCGGATCAGGATACGCTTTGACCATTCCGTCAGGCAGAACCTTAGCGCATCCTTCAAAGGGCTTGACTAGAACATTCTTACATAGTTCAATTGCGGGGTTCACGTTTCTCAATGCTCCGACCAAGGAACCAGAACGTCAGAATCATCATCAGCATACTGAAGTCATCAGCAGTCCAGATTTCTTGCATGACCTGGATAGCGGGTAAACCACTATTGACAGCATACATGATGGTGACGATCTTGACAGCCGTATACAGACCAAAGAGCAACCAAGTGATGCCGGGACGAACCAGAGCAGAGATGGAAGCAACCCACTTGTAAGCCTTCTTGTCGGCTTCGGCTTGTTGCTTGAATGCTTCTCCGATAGCGTCTACATTGGCCTTGCTGAAGTCAATATACTTCTCTTCCATGCGGTACTCACCCCGCATCTTCTCTAGGTCAGTCTGAAGAGAAAACATCTTCAGTTCGTGGCTTCGTTCATCTTTGCGGTCAAGCCACTTCAGTACCTCCGGGGCCAGCCGGAACAGGCCACCGAAGATACTACCTAGAAGACCGCCTCCTAGCATTTCAAACATTACTGGTTACCTCCCTGGGACGCTCCAAACATCCGAGCAAACAAGGTATTGACATCTTCAGCAGGAAGTTGTCCAGAACCGATCTGCTTCATCAGTCGTTGAGCATCAGCACGCCGTTGTGCAGATAGGGCACGGTCAGCAAGGAAACCACCACCGGCAATCGTAGTAGCAGTGAATGGCTCCGCTGCAAATCCAGCAAGACTACCAGCAGCAACCAACTGACTACGCTCAGGGTTGAACCTAGCAGCCAGAGATAGCAGTGGATCGCCTGTGCGTCCCTTGGCAACTGATTTGATAGCGTTCTGCTCCCTCTCGGTAAACAGACGCATCTTTTCCTTGTTGGCAGTCAAGTTAATCAACTGACGACGAATCAACTCACCTTCAGAAGCCTTCGGATCAAGAGCCTTCGCTTCAGCAATGTCCAGAGCATCTTCTAGTACACTGGCACGGGACAGGTTACGCCAGTCCTTACGAGCAGCCTGAACAGCGGTTACAGCAGTGTCTAGCTGACCTTTCTGAGCCAAGATGTCGTTAGGCTTGATGTTGGCAATAAACTGATCCATCTCAGCAATAGCGGCACCGGCAAGACGACGAGTAGCAGGCTCCTTAGAAGACCGCAGTTCGTTCATCTTAGACCGCATCTGCTCCAGCTTGTCAAAAGACACCCGTTGAGAGCCAACCATTTGCTTCCAGTCTTCTAAGACCGTAGCCACCGGCTTGTGGGTGTCTAACTTAGGATTCAGGTTTAACTTAGCTAACTCAGTCTCAGTACTGTCCACAAAGTCAAGAACACTCTTAGGCTTCAGATTAACACCCTGATCGCTCATGGTCTTATATTGAGCCTGAGCACGGGTCTTGATGTCGTCAAGAGTTGGCAGTTGTGGCTGTCGTCCGGCAGCAGCACGAGCACCAGCGGTACCGGCAGCGCCACCAACGACCAGAGATGCCACAAGACCGGCCAGAGGGCTTTCAGTCTTTTCCGTGACAACCTCAGCAACCGGTGTAGCCGCAGCAGCGGCAGTACCTGCTCCGGCAACCTGCTGAGGAACGCCCTGAGACAGCGGCCTCAAAGCCTGCACGCTTTTGGCCAACTGGGCAGTCAGACCAGCGCCTCCAGCAGCTTCTACACCAGCAGAAAGAGCCTTCTCGGCAGTAGTCTCAGGAACCGGAAGACCGGCAGCAGTCATCGTCTGTTGCAGTGCTTGGGAAGGCAACTGCATTGTCTTACCGCCAAACAATGAACTAACGATATTTCCTACTGCTACAGGAGCGTCCGCAAGCATTCCAGGAATAGCAGTAACGGCACCGATACCGGCACGGGTAGCTAGGCCTGCACCACGAGCAAGGCTTTCGCCTGCTGTGCGTTGCTTAGGAGTTTCCCAAGAGATTTCATCATCCCACTTGATTTCGTCAGCCATTATTGAAACTCCCGAGTACCGTCCGTGTATTCAATCACTCGCTTACCAGCATTAGGGCCGGACTGCACAACACCAGTGCGTTTAACAGTCTTTCCTTCAGCCGGGGCAGCGGCAGTTTCTTTGTCTTCCGGAGGAATCTCACCACGGATAGTGGTAAGCCAACGGTTGTAATGTTTCTTAACCTTGGACAAGTTATCACGCAACTGTTGTGGTGATTGTCCGACATCAAGGTTGGAGATAGCAGCCTGCAAAAAGTTCAGTTCTTGAACAGCAACCTGACCCAATGCACCTCCCGTCGGCGAGGCCTGCCGCATGTCAGACAGTTCCTTGAAACCGATGTTGGCCTTGATTGTCTCAATGTTTCTAGCAACGTCATACGCATCAGAGCCTGGGACAAAAGACAGTGCCTTTCCTGCGACACCGGCAGTGTTCAGGCCGCTGATCTTGGGAAGAACATTGTCGATGATTCCGATAACATTCTGCGCCTTGGCTTCTTCGTTGGACTGAGCAACTTTCTTCTTGTCCTCTAAATCAGCAACCTTTTGACGCTGTGCATCTACCTTGTCTTGAAGAAGTTGTCTTTGAAGATCGGTAACTGCGTTTCGTTGAGAGCCAACTAAGGTCGCAAGCTCCTTACGTGCTTCAATCTTCTCGCGTTCACGCTCTTTAGCTGCTTCAATCTTTTCACGCTCAACCTGAGCCTTTGCGTCGGCAGCAGCCTTAGAGGCGGCTTTCCTTTCAATAGAAGCTAAAATCTTATCAGGAGAACCGTATTTACGGACAACATTCAGCACATCGTCGTCAGAAGCGCCTTCAGGCAAAGCAGCAAGTTCTTCCTGAAGACGAACATCACGCACATTCTTCGCTTCTTCACGAACAGCCTGTTGACGGACGAGAGCAGTCTTAGTCTCTGTCTGCATCATCTGCTGTGCCTGCATCGCAGCCTGCTGTGCAGCCTGAGGATTGACTTGCCGAAGAGCATTAGCATATTGCATCATTCCTCCGGCAGTCGTGGTATCAAACTGCTGTGCCAACTGACGCAACTGCGAAGCCTGCTCAAGCATCGGATCACGGGCACCAAGAGCACGGGAGGCTTGAGTAAGCCCACCGTAGATGCCAGCAGCAATCCGGGACTGCGGATTCATGTTAGCAAACTGCATGGCGCGTTGACGATCAACTTCAGCCTGAGCCTGTTCAGGACTAAGCCCAGCATTGAGAAGACCAAGGTAAGGATTACCCATCATTCCATCAGCCATTATTAGCCTCCAAACAGTTTACCGATTAACTGAGCAACCGGATCAGACAAAGCACCGACAACAGCCGTGTTACGGTTTGCTGTCAGTTGATTAGCGGTGTTCAATCCCTGCTGTAACATCTGTGCAGCAGCGGTGTTACCTGCGCCTAACTGAGCACCGGTGCTTAACGGCTGCATACCCACCTGTTCAACACCAGTAGCCTGTTGGAAGCCAGTGCTGAACGGAGCCAAAGCAGCTTCCTGAGCACCGTAACCACCACGCTGAAGGTTCAGAGCACCGCCAAGCAATCCTTGACCGAAGGCGACCTGTTGCTGTCCTGCCTGTTGCGCCTGAGCAGCCAACTGAGCATTACGCTGTTGCTGTGCGTTGAAGAAGGCTTCCATAGCCGGATTAGCAGCACGCAGACCAGGAGCACCCATCGGAGTAGCTCCAGTAGCGCCCATTGCAAGGCCGCCAGTACCGCGACGGAACTGTTGCGTCTGAAGTTGTGCCAAAGCACGCTCATCCAGAGGAGCTAACAGTTCTTGCTGCTGTGCAAGATACTGCTGCGCCGCAGCCTGCGGAGTCTGTGCAACGTACTGTTGACCTAAGCCAAACAAGCCTTGAGCAGCTTGGTTGATCTGCTGTTGCATGGCTTGTTGCTGCTGTGCCTGTTGCAGTGCTCCGCCGGAGATACCGAGCAGAGCCTCGCGCATGGCAGCCACATCGGGAGCTACTTGATAGCCAGCACCCGTCAGACGACCATCAGGGCCATACTGAAAGCCGCTACGACCAAAGCGGGTGGTAACGCCTACGGGGCGGAACTGTGCCTGCTGCGCTGCTTGTTGAGCAGCCTGTTGTGCCCCACTAGCAGCCTGATTTGAAGCATAGATGTTGCCTGCGGTACTG